AAATTGTTTGCTGATTCAGCAACAGCTTTAGCCACATTAGATCCAGCAGGCGGCGGTGCTAACTTGTCATTTGGTGCATTATATGTCAAGTATAATACAACAGGTGCTAATCCACAAATTGCAGATTTTGCAATCTATGCACGTAACGGTGCAGGCGCAATGAATGTTACGTCTATTCCGTTTGCATTGACAAACAGTACTACTTACAATTTTACAGTATCGTTTACTACTCCAAAGTCAAGCGTACTTTCAGGTCCGTTCACTGTGTCTTTCACAGCAACAAGTACTAGTGTAGGTACAGTCAGTGCATTTTTAACAGCGTTCACTGCGGCAATTAGTGATTCTAACATTGCTGCTTCAATTAACAGTGATCACAGCGTTACAATTACACACCTAGCTGGTGGCGATATTAAATTTGTTGATGGTACAAACACTCCAATCGCAACTTTATTCCCAGTAGCTACAACAACTAACTTGTCAGGTGCTGCTGGTACATTTACTGCTAGCCTATGGACTGATACAGTTGACGGTGTAGGATTTGTAACTCCAAGTGTAGCAAGTCCAGTAACTGATCCAGATGATCAAACTTTATGGTACAACAGCGATATCACTGAAGTTGATATTATGATTAACGCAGGTCCAGGCCAAGGTTGGGTAGGTTATCTAACAAACGTTGGTAAGGCTGTAGTAAATCCAGGTGTCGGTTTTGCAAGCGGAACAACTTCAACAGATCCAATGGGTCCAATCGTAAGTGCTACACGACCAAAAGTACGTAGCGATGGCAAGGGTCTAAACCACGGTGATATTTGGGTTAGCACAGCTGATATCGAAAACTTCCCAACAATTTACAAGTACAACTTCTTGACCAAGAAGTGGGTAATGGTAGACACCGCGGACGGAACAACAAGCGAAGGTATTGTGTTTGGCGATGCACGTTGGAATGACAACAGCGCATTGGCCGCACCACAAACAGGTGCAGGTGCTCCAGACTCAATTGAATCTTTATTACACAGCAGTTATGTGGACGCAGATGTGTTAGAGCCAGCACTATATCCAACAGGTATGTTGCTATGGAACTTACGTCGTTCAGGTTACAACGTCAAGAAGTATGTTAAGAACTATGTGGACACACAAGAGCTAAATCATCATTATCTAGTTAATGCAGCTCCACAGCCAATGACCAACTATTATCCAGATCGTTGGGTAACAGCAGCCGCTAATCAAATCGACGGCGCAGGTACATTTGGACGTAAAGCTCAACGTGCTGTTGTATTACAAGCACTACAAGCTACAATCCAAGAAAATCAAAACATCCGTCAACCAGACACAGTTATCTACAACTTGTTGAGTTGCCCAGGATACTTGGAAACTCTAAGTTCATTGATCAGCTTGAATACGGACAACGGCCAGTCAGCGTTTATCGTTGCAGACAGTCCAGCACGTTTAACACCAGATGCTACCACATTAAGCAACTGGGGTAACAACACAATGGGCGCAGCAATTGACGGTGAAGACGGCTTAATCGCTACAAACAGTTACGCAGCTGTGTATTATCCTTGGGCTTATACACAAGACTTAACAGGTAACAATGTTGTTGTTCCTCCAAGTCACATAATGTTGCGTACAATTGCTCTAAGCGATAATGTTAGCTATCCTTGGTTTGCACCAGCTGGTGTACGTCGTGGTGGTGTAACAAATGCAAGTTCAGTTGGTTACGTAGATGGACAAACTGGTGAATACCATACTGTTGCTCTAAACGGCGGACAGCGTGATACACTAGCAGGAATCCACGTTAATCCAATCACATACCTAGCAGGAACAGGCCTAGTATGTTATGGACAATACACACGTCAGTTAGTTGCAAGTAGTTTAGATCGCATTAACGTAGCACGTTTGGTAATTTACTTGCGTTATCAATTGAATAAGATTGCTAAACCATTCATATTTGAACCTAACGACACAATTACACGTAACGAAATCAAACAACAAATTGAAAATATGTTGCTTGAGTTAACTGGGCAACGTGCGTTATACGACTTTATTGTAGTTTGCGATAAGTCAAACAACACACCGTCTAGAATCGACAGAAACGAATTGCACGTTGACATCGCAATTGAACCAGTCAAATCAGTTGAGTTTATCTATATCCCAATGCGTCTAGAAAACACTGGTGCTATAGCTGGCCTTGGCGCATAATTAGGAGAACATAAATGGCAATCGCAGCATTATCAAACTTTACAGTACCATTAGCTAGTGACCAGAGCGCAGGCTCACAAGGCATGCTAATGCCGAAGCTGAAATATCGCTTCCGTGTTAGCTTTGAAAACTTTGGAAAAACTAGTCCAACAACCGAACTTACAAAACAAGTTCAAGATTGTGGTCGTCCAAGTGTTAAATTTGCAAACCAAGTAATTGAGATTTACAACAGTAAAATCAACTATGCAGGCAAACCAACTTGGGATCCGTTGGCAGTTAAGATTCGTGATGACGTTTCTGGCAATGTTACCACGCTGATCGGCGAACAAAACCAGAAACAATTCGACTTCTTTGAACAAAGTTCAGCAGCAGCCGCAGGTGACTACAAGTTTACCATGCGTATTGAAATGCTTGACGGCGGCAACGGAACAAGTGCTCCAGTTGTGTTAGAATCTTGGGAAGTTTATGGTTGCTACTTGGCAAGCACAAACTGGCAAGGTCTAGATTACAAAGGCATGGATCCAGTTGTTATCGATCTAAGCATCCAATTCGACAATGCTGTACAAGTAATTGGCGGATCATTAGGTTCACCAACATCAGTTAGAGCTACTCCAGGCGGCACAAACGCTATCGGTAGTTAATAATAAAAAACCTACTTCGGTAGGTTTTTTGTTGGGTCGTCATTATATGCCCACTTTATCTTTTCGATAAATATTAGTATGGCCTTTACTCCGACACCTGCACTACAGTCTAACCCTCCAACAATTTTAAAAGATTGGCGTCACGCTGCCAACCTCTTTAATGTTGACCAATTTAGACTGGCGCCCAAGAGTGGATTTTTATTCCACGTGGCTTTTGGCATAAATCAAGGTGCTTTGCAAAATATAAACTTAACACAGCGTTACGGTCAAGAAATCAATATGCTGGTCAAGAGTGTTGACTTGCCAAGTTTTACCATACAAACAGAAACATTAAATCAATACAACAGAAAGAAAAACGTGCAGTATCAAGCCAAGTACGGAGATATTGGTATCAAGTTTCACGACGACAATATGGGCCTGATTAATCAGTTGTGGCAGAATTATTTCACTTACTACTACGCAGACAGCAGAAGTGCTACCACAGCAGGCGCATACTCTAGGAACGCTACCAACAGTTATAACTCAGCGATGCCAACACCTTATGGTTTTGACAATGGCAGTACCCAGCCTTTCTTTAATTATATTAAAATTTATCAAATGGCCAGACACGAATATGTTTGCTACCATTTGTACAACCCCATAGCATCAAGTTGGAACTATAACAAAGTCAGTTACAGTGACCAAGGTGTACACGATTTTGATATGAAGATCATGTATGAAGCTGTATCGTTTAGTCAAGGGGCTGTGGAGCCTGGTATGCCAGAAGGATTTGGTCTTACTCACTATGATTCAAGTCCAAGCTCGTTAACTGGTAAAACTACCAGCACCGATGGCGGACCTAGCTTTGTAACCAGTACTGATACAAAAGCACTGGCACCAGGAATACTGGCAAATGCTATCAATACTGTGAATCAAAATCAAAATACAGGTGGCGGCCTGGGCGTAGGCAATTTGATTGCAGGCGCAGGTTTGGTCGGAGTTGGTATTGCTGCATTCAACGCACTTGGTGGAGTCAGCGGTATATCCAGTGCCATAAGCGGTGCAGTGAGTGGAATTAAAGACACACTGTTCCCAGGCTCAGACAAAAACGCCAGCGACGAAAACAGTACTGACAACCCTGCTGGCCAAGACGAAACTCAAAATTCTAATCCTGCTCCAGACACTAC